GGAAAAGACGGTGGAACTCTATTGTTGCCCAAGCCAGGATTTGGACGATGTTCATGGATTCTCCAGAATCTACGGAAATTCGGTTGATGCTGTTCTCTTCAGTCCTCCTTATTTCGACCTTGAGATATACGACAGTGAAAACCAAAGCACTTCAACACACCCAACATACTCGGAATGGTTGGAGGGTTATTGGGAAAAGACGGTGTCGTTGTGTCATGCCGTCATGAAGAGAAGAGCTAGGTTTGGGTTTGTGATAAGCAACTATGTGAACAAAAACAAAATCATGACAAACATCTCGGAAGACATGATGAAAGTTGCGAGTAAGCATCTAAATATGATTGGACAGTATAGGGTGAAATGGAGTGCCATCTCGGGAGCAAGGCAAGCTAAGAAGACCAGAGATGGGAATTATGAAGACTTGTGGTTGTTTGAAAAACAGTGAGGATTCTTTTTCATGAATGAGCGTATCGAAATGGTTGTTCTTCGCAACCTGTTGACCAATGAAGAGTATGTCAGGCGTGTTCTCCCCTTTCTGAAGGAGGAGTATTTTGCGGAAAATTCCGACAAGATACTGTTCCGCGAGATCAACGAGTTCATCACCAAGTACAACAGCAGACCCACCACAGAAGCAATTAGGTTGGAAGTTGGTCAATTGGAAAAGGTGAGTGAAACCGATGTCAAGAGAATTTCGGTCAACCTAGAGAGCATAGAAAAGAACTTTGAAGTAGACAACAACATAGATTGGTTGATCGACCAGTCCGAGAAGTTCTGCAAGGACAAGGCGATATTCAATGCCATCATGGAATCGATTCACATCATCGACGGGAAGACCGAACAGACTGTCAATTCACTTCCCGACATTCTTTCGAAGGCGTTGTCGGTTTCCTTCGACACGAACATCGGTCACGACTTCATCGAGAACAAGGATGAGCGATATGAATTCTATCATCGCATCGAGGAGAAGGTTCCTTTCGACTTGGAATACCTGAACAAGATCACGAATGGTGGAGTCCCAAACAAGACTCTCAATGTGATCCTCGCATCGACTGGTGTGGGCAAAAGTTTGTTCCTCTGTCACCACACGACGAACTGCCTTCTTCAGAACAAGAATGTCCTCTACATCACTTGCGAAATGTCGGAAGAGAGAATCGCAGAACGCATCGACGCGAATCTTCTCAACACTCCGATTCAAGACCTCAAGAAGTTGTCCAAGGAAATGTACGACAAGAAGTTGGAGCGCGCTCTCATGAATGTCAAGGGGAGACTCATCATCAAGGAGTATCCCACTGCGACTGCAAATGTCACACACTTTCGAAATCTCATCAATGAACTTCGTCTCAAGAAAAACTTTTCTCCCGATGTTCTCATGGTTGACTACTTGAACATTTGTGCTTCTGCGAGATTCAAGGGGAACAACACCGCGAACTCCTACACCTATGTGAAATCCATTGCAGAGGAACTTCGTGGTCTCGCTGTGGAGTTGAACATCCCCATCTTCACTGCGACTCAGGCGAACCGTGGAGGGTACAACAACTCCGACATTGATTTGTCAAACACTTCCGAAAGTTATGGTCTTCCATCCACCGCAGATCTGCTTTTTGCTCTCATTGCTACCGAGGAGTTGGAGGATCTAAGTCAAATCTTGGTTAAACAATTGAAAAATCGATACAATGATCCATCAACCAACAGAAAATTCGTCTTGGGTATTGACAGGTCCAAGATGAAACTGTATGATGTGGAGGAACACGCACAATCCTCCATCGTGGATTCTGGTCAATTGGGAACTGAAATAAACGAGCAAAAGAAAGACAAGTTTTCGGATAAATTCGCAAGATCCCGATCATTTGAGGATTGGGATATCTAAAATATTGTCCCCGTAGCTCAGCTGAATAGAGCAACCGCCTTCTAAGCGGTAGGTCGCAGGTTTGAATCCTGCCGGGGATGTTTTCATAAATAAAGGAGAACAAACATGATCCGACCCACGAATAACAGAATCCTCGTTCAACTTACCCCCGAGGATTACAAGGCATTCACGACCGAACCAAATATCAACATCTTCAAGGGAACTGTTTATTCGGTTAGTGAAGGATCTTTTTCAGAAAATCCAGTTGCGACTGATGGCGAGGGAAGTTTCTCTTGGGTTCGCAGGCCTTCAGACAGCAATCTAAAAAGTGGTGATGTGATCATGATCGTGCGAGATGGATTTTCTCTTCCTGCTATCATTCGCGACGACAACCCTGTTCGGGATAGTGTTGAGGGAGAATCTTCTGAAGGACTTTCCCATTTGGTTCTCATTGAAGAATCCCATATCTTCGCTGTGGTTCATTCGGATACCACTCAGGAGTAAAAGCACATGATAAAAACTCAACCGAGTTTAAGAAAGAAAAAAGTTCTTCTTCTTAATGCGAGTGAGGAAGTCATAGCTTTCATCGACTGGAAGAAGGCTGTTTGCCTTCTCTTCAGTGGCAAAGCTCGAAGACCATTCAACTACGAGGGGGAGTATGAAATACGAACCACTTGTGGGGTGTTTCGTCTTCCTTTTGCCATCGCTTTGGTTGAGTATGTTCGGATTCCATACAAGAAAGCAAAACTCACTAGGGAGAATGTTTTCAGAAGAGACAAGTTTTGCTGTCAGTACTGTGGCATAGGTTTGAATGCTTCCAATGCCACATTGGATCATGTTCTCCCTGTGAGTCGCGGAGGGAAGGACTCATGGGAGAACTTGGTCGCTTCCTGCAAGAAGTGCAACACCAAGAAATCGAATCAAACACCAAGGGAAGCTAGAATGAAGTTGTTGAATGAACCATCACTTCCAAGCAACAGTGCTTTGGTGATGACCATCATAAATGAAGAGACCAAGGAAATTTGGGGAAGGTGGTTGCTATGAACATACACATCGTCACTCCCTGTACTAGGGACCAATCTTTTTTGAACAGGTGTTACGAATCAATTCTCAAATTGAACATTCCATACACTTGGTACATCATCACCGATAAAAGTTCATATGAACATAAGCTGGACTTGAGTTCTTACGAGAACACCCACCACCTTGAATCAACTCTTCCGAAGTTGTGGAATTCCCTCTTGAATTTTTACTTGGAATCCGTTCCTGTCACAGACCAATGGATGGTTGTGCTGGACGATGACAATTTGATGCATGAGGGGTTCAAGGGAATACTCAATTACTTGAATTATCCACAAATATCCTGCGTAACCTACGCCCAAAAAACGGACAAGGAAGGTTCCATCAGGGAGATGAATTCGGAGTGTTTCTTCCCCAAAAGAATAGACCAAGCTCAATTCATACTTCGCAGATCCGACATCGAAGATTTGAGGTATTGGAACATATACAGGGGAGATGGATACTTCATCATGGAATTCAAGATTCGAATGGAGTATAAGAACAGGCAAATCTTGGTCACGAACCAAGTTGCATGCAACTACAACGCACAGCACTGGTCTTAGAAATCGAGGGGTTTTTGGTCTCAAAGGATGCTTCCGAGCATCCTTTTTTTCATAAATACATAATAACTCGCGAGGTTTCCATGAAAAGTTTTGACCGTCTAAGAGAAGAACTAGAAAGAATACCACTCATTGAAGCTCCCGTCACTGCAAAGCAATGGGAGAAAGTGGTCGTTGCTGGATTCAATTACCTTCAATACAAAGACAAGGGAAACGACGCTGTCGCTTACGATCTTTTCAGGTCGGTGAAGAAGGAATGCAAGTCTTATGTGGACGGCATCGCGCCGTATGCATCCCGTGGAGATAAGATGTGGTATTGTGGTGATGAAATGGGAAAAATGTCCAAGGTTTGGACTGGGACAAACGGAACTCTCAAGACAGACATGTACCTCTCCAGAAGTAAAGGAAACTCCAAAGTCAAGATATCCCTCAAGTTTCCTGGAGCACAGATAGTTTCCTCTGAGAAAAATGAGACACTGGCACTTTTGAATGTAGTGAACGATGTCTACATGAAGAACAATCCAGACCCCAAATTGAAAACTTTAGTGAAAGAAGTTGCTGATGGATTTGGATCTATTTTGACCAAATTCACAACCACCGAGTTGAAAAAATTGGCAAAAAATCCCACTAGGATAATTGATGCTGTGATGCAATATTTGGAACTGAACAAGATGCATTCAATATTGGAGGAAAAGATAAGATCTTACTATAGTTCATCCACTGAATTTCGTAAATGGTTTGTATACGAAGCAATGAGTGGAAATGCTAAATTCGCGGGTGGGTTGGGAGCAGCAAATTATCTTCTCATGGGAGACTCAAGCGGTTTCATTTCAATGCAGAAGTTGGTTCCCACACTCGCTGCAAAATATGCCCAAGGACTCACCATAGGAGTTCGTTTCATATCGCACAAGAGAGGCAGGATTTCCACTAGCCTTCGCGGAGACCTCCAGAACGCAACGGTGTGGGACCATGCAAGACTTTTTCTTCTTTCGGAAATGAACTTCCTCACTGAATCCAAGATACCTTTGAACGAGAACATCATTTCGGTTCTTCTTCGCAAACTACTTTCGTACATCATAGAAAAGATAACCCAAATTGTAAATTTGGGGATCGGCGCACTTCTGCGTTTCTTGGGGCTTGCTCCTGCTGAAGTTGCCGTATCAGGAGCAACATATTGATGATATCATTCACACAACACCTGCAAGAAGCAAAAAATACGCACATCACCCACTTGGAGGATGACATATTTCTGACGGGTCACGATGGCGCGATGAACTCCATTCGTTTTGCTAGAGAAGTGTTGAGTGCATTTTCCTCCAAATCCGCGACACAACTCAACGTTAGTGTCAAGTGGGATGGTGCTCCTGCAATATTTGCTGGAATCAATCCCGAAAACGGAAAGTTCTTCGTGGGAACCAAGGGAGTTTTCAACAAGAACCCCAAACTCAACTACACTAAAGCAGACATACAAAAAAATCATTCAGGTGGTCTTGTCCAAAGGTTGACATATTGCTTAGACTATCTCCCCGAACTGAATATAAAGGGAATCATTCAAGGGGACATGTTGTTCGTCGATACGGATGTGACTGAACAAAAGATTGATGGTAAATCATATCTCACATTCACTCCGAACACCATCACATACACGGTGGAGAAAGGAACTCCACTTGCAAGAGAAATCTCATCTGCAAAAATGGGAATTGTATGGCACACTTCCTATAACGGAAAAGACATTTCGTCACTTGCGGCTTCGCCCGGTGTCAATGCAGCATCATTGCGAAAGTCAAAAAATGTGTGGTTCGACGACGCACAAATCAAGAATCTCTCAGGAACCGTCACCTTCACCGCAGCAGAATCCAACAAAATAGAAAAAGCACTCAATGCAGCAGAGCAGTATGCTAATCGCCTCAAGGGATTCCTGAATTTTCTCTCTCGAAACGAAGAGTTGCGTTCTTATTTGGAAATGTATGTCAATTCTATGGTAAAAATTGGTTCTGGTGACTTGAGCATAGACACCTTCGAATCGTTTGTCGAAGAGAGGGAAACAGGAAGGATAAATAAGTTAAAGCAGCAGACAGCAATTGATAGAGGTAAGGAAAAACTTTCACAACTGAAGAAAACTATAAAACATTATTCTTCAGCTTTGAATGCAATGTTCGCTCTTCACAAGACACTTCGTGATGTCAAGATGGCGATCATGAGAAAGTTGGACACCATAAGTTCATTTGGTCATTTCGTCAAGACCGAAAATGGATTCAGAGTCACCGGAGCTGAAGGGTTTGTGATAGGAGATATGGATGGAAAGACTGTGAAATTGGTTGATCGTTTGGAATTCAGTAGAATCAACTTCACCGCAGCAAAGAATTGGATATAAAACACATGGCAAAGAAACTTCAGGAAATCGTCAGGGGTTCGGGAAAGAAGGTGGTCTTCACTTTTGGTAGGTTCAATCCTCCCACGGTAGGTCACGAAAAACTCATAAACGCAGTCGTGTCACACGCTAAGAAAAATGGCGCAGAGAACAGGATATACATCTCCAATAGTCATGACCCCAAAAAGAATCCTCTACCACCAAACGAGAAAAGAAGATTCATGGAAAGAGCTTTCCCACAAGCAAAAATAATTCTTTCTAGGGAAGCAATCACACCATTTCACGCTTTTGATGCTTTGAGAGAAGAAGGATATACCGAAATCATCATGGTGGTTGGTAGTGACAGAGTTTCGGAGTTTAAGAATTCCATCCAAAAATACATGAAAAAAGAAAACATAAAATTGGACAAGTTCGATGTGGTTTCTGCTGGTGAGAGAGATCCCGATGCTGAAGGGGTTGCTGGGATGTCCGGTTCGAAACTTAGGGAGTTGGCTCAGCAGGGGAAAGAAGAATTTTTCATGACTGGTCTTCCTTCTAAATTGAGAAATCCAGAGAGAAAAGAAATATACGACATTGTTCGAAGGGAGATGGGAATTTCGGAATCCTATGATTTGACCGAGCAGAAGGATGATGACGACTCCATAACCGTTCTGGTTCTCACTTCCTCCCCGAGTGATTACAAGGGAACAATAGGAAGACTGAAGAAATCCTGCGACAAGAGGGGAATGACATTCCAAGTCATAAGGTCGAAGACTGCATACATAGACACCACCCAAGTTCGCAGAAACAAACTCAAGATAGAAAACTACAATGGAAAGGGCGACAACCTCACGATCAATCCTAGAAAAACAGTTTGCTTCGTTCGTGGTGGTTCCATGAAAACCGAAGTGGGAATGGCTCTGATTCGAATCATGGAAAATTATGGTGTTTTCACCATCAATGAATTCAAGACGATGCAGTTCTGTTCAAACAAACTTGCCACCATGATCGAATTGGAAAGGCAAAAACTTCCCATTCCTAGGACTGCATATGTCCCTTCTGGTGGAGATATAGAATTAGCACACAAGAAGATCGGTGGTCAATATCCAGTGGTCATAAAGACCATAACTGGAGCTGAGGGAATTGGTGTTTCGATTGTCGATTCCTATGCTTCCTTGAAATCAGTTCTTCAGTCGTTGTGGAAATACAATGCGGAAGTCATAATTCAGGAATATTTTGAAATCAAATACGATGTAAGAACTCTTGTTCTCGACGGAAAGATATTTGCTTGTGCGAAGAGAGTGAAGGGAGGAAAGGATTTCCGAACAAACATCGCTCTTGGAAACAAGGGAGGACCATATCAACTCTCAGACCAAGAGAAGGAAGTGGTTCTCAAAGCAGCAAAGATATCAGGTGGTTTCTATGTAGCTGTGGATCACATAGTGCATGAAGGCAAACCCTACATTCTGGAGTTGAATGGTTCTCCAGGATCAGCAAACATGTACTTCAACTACTACAACAATGAAGGAAAATCCTCTCCAGTCGATGGAGACAAGATGATAGACAATCTCATCGACTACATTGCAGACAGGGAAAGATGGGAAATTGCTGGAGTGGAAGCTGGTGTCATAGAAAACATGGAAATATGGGGCAAGAAGATGGAGGCAAAGTTGGACACTGGAAACTTTGGTCACAACTCCATGCACGCATCCGAAATAAAAATAAGAGGCGAATTCCCAAATAGAAAAGTCGATTTCGTGGATTACTTTGGAAAGAGGCATGTCATGCCTCTCAAGAGTATCGCAAAAGTTAAATCCAGTCCAACAACCACCGAAAAAAGACCGACCATAGAACTAGATATCCGTTTCAGGGGATTGGAATTCAAGAAGGTCAGGTTCAATTTGGTGGACAGAGACAGCAACAACTATCCTATTCTTTTGGGATCTAGGTTCTTGGAACAAGCTAAGATATCCGTGAACCCAAGCAAGATACACCAATTACCAGAGGAAAACAAGGAAATGAAACTCAAAACATTATTGGGAAGAGAACAAAGGCTTCTTGAATTTGGGAAAAAGGAAGAAGCTAGACTCATTCGTGAGGAGATAGAGAGGGAAAAAGAAAAAGTTTACAAGAAGTACTCCTCCATCGAAACTACCTTGGACGAAGATTTTGAGCATTACATCCATGAAGTCAGTCCCCCGAGTGGACCGGCAAGAAGGTTTTCCAAAAAGACCAAGGTAAAGAAGCAGTTTCAACAAAGATATGGTGCTGACGATTGGAAAAAAGTTTTCTATGGTACTGCTTGGAAAATGTACAACAGAGGAAAGAATGAAGAATACGATTACGAGTTGACCGAGGAATTGGCAACCATCTATGTGGATTCACA